TCCTTGTATCGGCTCAGATTTATAGAGAGCATGAAGATACGTTGCCTTCTGCTGTCGATTACGCTTTTGGAGATGCAAGTACGTTTAATGCTTCGATGCGTAAGTTTTACGTTGAAGATACTGTCACGTCAGCGATTGGAAGAGCACTATCGCTTATACTCGAAACATCCAGCAAACCGACACAACAGGATATGGCTAGAGTCAGAACAACAACGACAAAAGAATATATCCCTGTCGTAAATGAGGACGATGCCTGGACGATTAAAACGGTTGCAATGCCGATAACCAGCGAAGAAGCTGTGGCAACTGTGAAGGACATTATAGGTGCTACAACTGACAAGGATGTGCCGCGTTGTCCACATGGTGAAATGTATTGGGCTACCGGTACAAGTAAGACTGGCAAGCCGTGGGGTCATTTCAAGTGCATAGCAGCAACTACTGGTGAAATGAATCGATGTGCAAAAGGTGAAGACATTATTTGGTATGAAATTGCACCTAATGGATCATGGCGACCACAGAAGGTAAGGGCATAACGATGGCTGACATGGTAATCTTTAATGATGGCAGAGCCACGATCTTGGGAGAACAGTTCTCACAGCCAGAAGATATTGTTATCTATTGCGATTTATGCAATGAACCTTTGGCTATTACTCCAGAGTTTTATGATCAGGTATTCTTACGCTGTCTAAAATGTTTTGCAGTCAATGGCAAGCCAACACCGCAAGCATAGAGGTTATGCGACCGAACGCATTGTCGCCATGTACTTGCAGCAATGGTGGCACGCAGCTAGTGTCGGTCGTGGTCAAGGCGAGGACATTCTCAATGTTCCGTTCGACATCGAGATTAAGGCTCGTAACTCACTTGACATCAAAGGGACACTACGCCAGATCAAGGCGCGCACAGACAAGTCAGGGAAACTTGGCTTTGCGTGTTTCAGACTTAATGGTCAAGGGGAAGCATCAGTCGGTGAGTTCGTCTGTATGTTGTCATTAGTCGATTTGGTGCAGTTATTACGTAAAGCAGGTTACACAAAGATTCCAGGTGATATTGACTGGGAAAAGGCACTAATCAGATGTACTGATTGTGGTAATTGGAAAGTTAAACATTGGGAGTGCAAAGCCTGTGGGAAAGAAGAAACCGATAATGCCAATGTATGAATATCGTTGCCCGATTTGTAATACACAAATGGAGTTAGAACTATCTATGGATCATGACTTAGTTCGATGCACAAGTTGCGGCGCACAGGCTAATCGGATCTATTCAGTGCCTGGATTAGTGTTCAAAGGAAAGGGATTCTATTCAACTGATAAGTAATGTGATGTAAATCACTGTCCATATAATGAGATTAGTTAGGAAGCCATGCTTAAGAAACTTGACTTAGATATTACACTCAGAGGGCTAGAGCACACCAAGTGCTCAGAGCGAACCGTGAAGCGGTTAGTTCGCTCGGTAGCAATCGTTATCGGGGGAGCACTATGCTTCTCCGTTGTATCAGCAGCTAGTGCGACAAACGATACTAATAAAAGACTCACATCAAAAGAGTATGCACAAGGGCAATTAACAATTCATAATTACAAATGTTTAAGCATTCTTTATGGAAAAGAAAGTGCATGGAATTGGAAAGCAATAGGTAACTTAAAAGGTACACATAGGGTCTATGGGATACCACAGGGTAAGAGCGAATGGCTTAAAGATGCTAACCCACTACAACAAGTAGACTGGGGATTACGCTATATAGGCCATAAATATGGCTTTGTGCGTACAATAGAGGGTATGCAACCCGATACATGCAAAGCCTTAGATCATTGGAAGCGTAAGGGATGGCACTAAGTGAGTAGGCCTAGAGTGCGAGACCCAAGAGACCAACGCAAGTACAAAGCGCAGCGATTAAAGGTACTTAATGCAGGTGAATGGGTGTGTTATTACTGTGGTCAGGATGCAGACACTGTGGATCATGTAATCCCTATCGTTAGTGGCGGTGATCCAATGAGCATCGACAATATGGTTCCAGCTTGCAAGCGTTGCAACAGTGCTAAGGGTTCACGCTCAGAAGGCGCTTTTTTAGCGAGGGGGGGACACCCCCCTGTTCTTCCTGCCAATTTATACCCGAAAACCACCAGCACAGTCCAAGCTGGTCCGATGTCTGGTCAGCCTAAATTTAATTTATGACAACCGCACCCAAATCTAAAAAGAAGCTTGTAGGGGATTTGAAACCAAGGCTTCACAGTCCTTGGCTCAAAGGAAATTCTCGCGTTGAAGAAGTAATTAAGTTTGCTGAGCAGATTGGTCAGCCATTATTAAAATGGCAAGAACTAATCTTGCGAGATATTTTAACTGTGGACAAAAACAACAATTATATTAGGCGCTCAATTCTTCTTCTAATTGCTAGGCAGTCTGGAAAGTCACATCTTGCACGAATGCGTGTTTTAGCAGGTTTATTCTGCTTTGGCGAAAAAGACATATTGATTATGTCCTCTAATCGAGCAATGGCGTTAAAGTCATTTAACATCATGGTCGATATTATTGAACGCAACGAGTTTCTTCGTATTCAGTTAAAAGGCGGCAGTGTTAAGAAAGGCGTTTATAGAACCAATGGCCAAGAACGTATTATCTTAGAATCAGGTGCGCAAGTAGAAGTTGTAGCAGCTACATCCGATGGAGCGCGTGGTCGTTCAGCTGACCTTCTATGGATTGATGAGCTTCGAGAAGTATCAGAAGTAGCGATGGATGCTTCAAAGAGCGTTACATTGACTCGTTCTAACTCTCAGCGCATTTTTACTAGCAATGCTGGCGATGCTTTCTCAAAAGTGCTGAATGATCTCCATTCGCAATGTTTGAACCATCCACCTAAATCACTTGGCTTCTATGAATATAGTGCTCCAGCCTTTTGTGATATTTGGGATCGTAAAGCTTGGGCTATGGCAAATCCCAGTCTTGGTTATCTCATATCAGAAGAAGCGATTGAGGAAACGGTAGCAACCTCAACTGTTGAAGCAACAAGAACAGAAACGCTTTGCCAATGGATTTCGTCATTATCCTCGCCTTGGACTCCAAACTCATGGGAAGATATTTGTGATCGTTCAATCGAGATGTCTCCTGGCCCATTAACGATGTTCGCATTTGATATTGACATGAGCCGCCGAAACGCAGCTCTCATGGCAGGTCAAATCTTGCCAGATGGAAGAATTGGCGTTGCTTTAGTTCAAACATGGGAATCACAAATATCTGTAGATGAATTGAGAATTGCGGCTGACATAAAAGGCTGGTGTGATTTGTACAAACCGAGGGCAGTTTTGTACGACAGGTATTCCACTCTCGCCGTAGCCGATAGATTGCAAAAATCAGGTGTTATGGTTGAAACCATCGTTGGAGCTGAGTTTTACGCAGCTTGTTCGACTTTGAAAGATGCAATCGATAATCGACACATTGTGCATTCGGGGCAGCAAATCCTGGATGATCAGATGAACAACTGTGGCGCGAAATCCACCGATTCTCAGTGGCGCATAATTCGCAAAGCTAGTGCTGGCCCAGTTGTTGCGCCTATCAGCCTTGCAATGATTGTTTCAAGATTGATGCAACCACAATCTAAGCCACAGATTGTTACCTAGACACAACACACCCAAATTGTCAAGAATTAGACAAAGTATGGTAAGATGTCTAAATGGGTATATTTTCGCGTGGTGAATCTAAAAACAACAAACCTTCTATTCAAGCGCAATATGCCCCTCAAGTTTTAAGTCCTACATACAACTATAGCTATGTAGCACAAATTGACAGAACTCAGGCTTTAGAGATTCCTTCAGTAGTTCGAGCAAGAAATCTTATTTGCGGAACTATTGCTGCAATGCCATTAGAGCTTTATCGCAAATCAACTGGTGAAGAAATTGGAAAGCCAGTATGGATGGATCAACCTGCATTTAACCAACCTCGCGCAGTTACGATTGCTTATACCATTGACAGTTTGCTTTTCTTTGGTTGGTCTCTGTGGATTGTAAAAGAACGGTATCAGGAAGATGGAAGACCTTCTCGTTATGAATGGATTCCTAATTCTAGAATTACTCCACAATACTCTATGGATAATTCATACCTAGTTGATGGTTATTTAATTGACAACAACTTTTATTCAAATAATGATGTTGTAACTTTCCAATCTCTCAATGATGGAATTCTTACATCTGGTGCAAGAGTATTGCGCGGCGCACTTGATTTAGAAATTGCAAGTGCAATGAGTGCATCAACTCCAATGCCTACGGGTTACATCTCCAATTCCGGTGCTGACCTCGATCCTAAAGAAGTTTCAGGACTTCTTGCAGCTTGGAAGCAAGCCAGGGCAAATAGATCAACTGCATATTTAACTTCTACGCTTTCATATCAACCAACATCATTCTCGCCTAAAGATATGATGTATAACGAAGCAAAGCAAGACTATGCAACACAAATTGCGCGTTTATGCAACATTGATGCTTTCTATCTCAGCGCAGATGCAAATAACAGCATGACATATAGCAATTTATTGGATTCTCGCAAACAGTTCGTTTCACTAACTTTACAACCTTTCATTTCTGCGGTTGAGGACAGGCTCTCCATGAATGATGTGACGGCCAATAACAACGAGGTGCGCTTCGATTTAGACAAATCGTTCCTTCGTGCCAATCCAATGGATGATTTACTTGTAATCGAAAAGATGCTTTCGCTTGGACTTATCACAGTTGAACAAGCGATGGAAATGACTGACCTAACACCTAACGGAAGCAATGGTATGTAATGGAAAATAAAATCCTTACCTTTTCCGCTGATCTGACAGCCAACCTAGAAGAACGCACAATTTCTGGGAAAATCGTTCCCGTTGGAACTGGAGAAATTGGTTCGACCTCAGCAGGACGAGTTGTATTTGAAAATGGAAGCATAGAACTCCCATCCGATGCTAAGAAAATCAAATTATTAAATCAGCACAATATGAAAGACCCACGCGGTCGCGCAACATTTTTTAATGAAATTCCTAACGATGGAATTTACGCAACATTCGCTGTATCAAAAAGCGACAAAGGAACTCAAAGTTTGATCATGGCTGAAGAAGGACTTGTTTCAGGTCTTTCAGTCGGCGTTGAAGTAATCAAAGCAAAGAATAAGGCTGGTGTTATGTATGTATCACAAGCTAAATTATTCGAGGTCAGTTTGGTCACAGAAGCCGCATTCAAATCGGCAATGGTCACCGAAATAGCTGCTGAGGAAACTCCAGAAGCAGTAGAAGAAATCCAACAAACAGAAAGCGAGACAGCTGTGGAGAATACTCCAGAGACAGTTGCAGCACCAGAAGTTGAAGCGGCAGCGGTAGAAGCTGCTCGCCCAACTGTTGCTGTAACATCCGTGCGTGAGCGCGTTGCACCACTTACAGCAGGTCAGTATCTAGAAGCAAACATCAAGGCAGCAATGGGAGACGACGAAGCTCGTCGCCTAGTTCGCGCTACAGATGACACAGCATCAAATACTGGTTTGACATTAGCACCACACCTAAATGAGTTTTACACAAACACAATCAAGGGTCGCCCAGCAGTAGATTCAATTTCACAAGGCGCACTACCAGCTTCTGGAATGTCATTCACATTGCCAAAGCTTTCTCAAGCACCTTCTGTAACAATCGAAGCTGAAAACGGCGCACTTGGTGGCGACGAAATGACTTCAACTTATGTAACTGTTGATGTCAAGAAAGCATCATCAATCCAAACGATTTCATGGGAACTCCTCGACAGAAGTTCGCCTGCATTCATGGATGCCTTGATGGTCGAGCTCCGCGATGCTTATGCTAAGTATTGCGATGGAGCAGTTATTGCTGCATTCACAGCATCTGGTACACAAGCATCAACACAAGCTGCAACAATCGCAGGACTAAAGGCATACATTGCTAAAGAAGTTCCAGCAGCTTACAAAGCATCTGGCAAGTTTGCTACAAATCTTGTTACTAACACTGCATGGTGGGAGACAATTCTTTCAGCAGATGACACAACAAATCGTCCTCTATTTACTGCGGCACAGCCTTCCAATGCTCCAGGTAACGCATCTGGTCAGAGCATCACTGGTCAAGTTTTGGGTCTTAACTTAGCGGTTGATCCACACATGACAGTTACAACTCTTATCGATGAGTCAGCGTTCATTGTTGCTCCAGAATCATTCAAATGGTTTGAGGCACCTACAACAACGCTACAAGTACAAGCACTTGCTAACGGTCAAGTACAGGTTGCACTTTACGGCTACTACGCAATCGCGCCAATCTACGGCGGCGGCGTTCGTCGTTTCAACCTTACCTGATAAGTAAGTAACTAAGTCGCTGGGAGTGGGGCGCAGCCCTTGCTCCACTCCCAGTTTTTAGAAAGGAAATGGAATGTCATTAACAACAGTTGCAGAACTTAGAAGCGCACTTGGCGTTGGAAGTTTATACGCTGACGCTACTCTTCAAGAAGTATGCGATGCTAGTGATGCCGTTTTGCTTCCAATGTTATGGACTCCAACTTGGTACACAGTTGCTCATAGCAACATAGTTGGTTATGGAACTCTTTATTTTAATGATCCAGTTATAGGCACATTTTATGTAGGGCAATCTGTGACAATAGCGAATTCAGGAACTTCCTATAATGGAACAAAGACAATCACATCAATGGGTGATTATTCAATAACTGTTGCAACAAGTCATAGCACAGCTCAATCAAGACACCCAATCGCTCCTTATGGAACTGTATCAACAACTGCTTATACAACTTGGACAGACGATGCAGCTGTGCAACAAGCTTCTCTTCAAATCAGTGTAGATATTTGGCAGGCTCGTCAAGTATCAAGCACAGGCGGCGTATCCCCAGACTTTGCTCCAAGTCCATATCGCATGGGTAACACACTCATGGCTCGCGTTCGAGGTTTAATTGCTCACGCTTTGAGTCCTAACTCGATGGTCGGATAATGTCAGTTGCGCTTACTACTCTTAGGACCACGATTGCAACAGCATTAGTAGATAATACTAAGTGGCAGGTTTTTGCCTTTCCACCAGCAACGATTCTTGCAAACTCTGTAATTGTTTCACCAGATGATCCTTATTTAGAACCAAATAATAATCAGCACAATACAATCGCACCTACTGCCAATTTTTCTTTGGTCATCACGGTGCCTTTATTCGACAACGAGGGTAACCTCAATGGAATTGAAGAAGCCCTTGTGGGTGTGTTCAATAAACTTGCAGCATCTACATTGACGTATAATGTGGGAGCAGTTAGCCAGCCACGCATCCTTAGTGTTGCATCTGGTGACCTGCTTAGTTGCGAACTCAAACTATCCGTTCTAACCACCTGGAGCTAAAATGTCCGAATGGGAAAAAGAAAACGCTGACTTCCTGAAGAAAATCGGGCAGACAGCACCAGCAGCACCAAAGCCAGCAACTACTAAGAAAGACGAGGAATAACCTGAATGGCTATATTTCTAAACAATAAGGTCGGCGTGAAGGTCAATTCCGTCGATCTCTCTGACCACGTTCAATCTGTAACTCTTAACCGCAAGTTTGACGAAATCTCAGTCACAGCTATGGGGGACTCCAGTGTGAAGGCCGTCAAGGGCCTAGAATCTTCTTCTGTGACTATTGACTTCCTAAACGACACAGCTTCGGCTAACGTCCTTGCAACTCTTCAAGCTGCATGGGGAACAACTGTTACTCTTGTTCTACTTCAAGAAAAGGGAACAGCAGTATCAGCAACCAACCCACTCTATACAGTCTCAGTTCTAGTTAATGGAACAACAGACATCAATGGATCAGTTGGCGATATTGGAATGCAATCAGTTACATGGAACTGCAATTCAACAGTTGCTGTTGCAACAACAGGAACTTTCTAAACAACTAAACTAAGGGGCAAAAATGGCAAAGTTAAAAGTAACAAGGGCAGATGGATCAGTTGGGGAATATCCAATTACTCCATTGGTGCAATATGGTTTTGAGATTTACGCTAAAAAGGGCTTTCATAAAGCGTTCATCGAAGACCAGAAGCAAAGCGATATCTTCTGGCTAGCCTGGGAATGTATCCGCCGTTCGGGTGAAACTGTTAAGCCATTCGGAGAGCAATTCATTGAAACCTTGACTTCGGTTGAGGTATTAGATGATGACCCTTTGGCTTAGGGCGCGACTCGATCACCTTTCTTATTGCCAAATTGAGCGTAAGAATCGGGATCGCGCCACAACATTTATTAGAACTAGATGAAGCAATGCTGAAGAGCCTAATAAGGGTTCTCAATGATGAAGCCAAGGAGATGGAAAATGCCAATCGTAGAGCTAAGAGGTAACTTAGACCTACGAAAAGCAATGCGTAAATTCACTCCTGATTTAGAAAAAGAACTTCGTAAAGAGCTTGCATTAGCGATGAAACCAGTTGTCAAGCAGGCTCGCTCATTTGTTCCTTCTACTTCCCCGATGCGTAACTGGAATCCTCGTCAAATGAGTGAGGCATCATTTCCTCATTACAACGCATCCACAATTATTAAAGGCATTACTTACTCAACATCTGCATCTAAAATTGGTAAAAATGGATTTACATCACAAGCTCGTATTATGAATAAATCACGTGTTGGTGCTATCTATGAAACTGCTGGAAGCAAAAACCCAGACGGACAACCTTGGGTTGGCCCAAAGGGAAGTACCGGCCATCGATATTCTCATTCATACAACAAAGATGCAGGCAAGTTCTTTATCAGAGCATTGCCACCTTTGGTTCATGCAAAAGTTGGAACTGGTCGTTTAATCTATCGAGCTTGGGAACTTAATCAAGGTCGCTCAATGGGTGCTGCAATGAAAGCGATTGATAACGCCAAGCAGAAGTTTGAAAGATATACAGCATTTAACAGGGGAATCAAAGCGGAAACTAAGGCGGCTGCCTAATGGCTCAAGAAACTTCCAATATAGAAATTAACATTGGCTCGAAGTTAGATGCCAAAGGATTTAAGCAAGCTGAAACAGCCCTTGGCAAGATGGGTAAATCTGCAAAAAATCTAGCTGCTGCATTTGGTGTTACTTTTGCTGCCAAGCAATTAATCAACTATGCACAAGCTTCTATGAAAGCTGCTGCTCAGGATCAGAAATCACAGGCCCTTCTAGCCAATAGTCTGAATAATCTTGGTTTGGCTTACGCAAAAGTTGATGTTGAAGGCTTCATATCCTCTTTAGAAAAACAAACAGCGATTGCCGATGATGTTTTAAGACCTGCTTTTGCTCAACTTGCTCAAGTAACTGGATCAGTAGGAAAATCACAAGAATTGATGAAACTTGCTTTTGATACTTCGGCAGGTGCAGGACTTGATTACTCTCAAACTATTGACATTCTTTCACAGGCCTATGTAGGTAATTACAAAGGACTCAAGCAATTAAACCTTGGCTTAACTCAAGGCGAACTTGCAGCAATGTCATTTGAACAAATTCAACAGAAGATACAAGCAACATTTACGGGTTCGGGCGGAAGAGCATTAGACACCTATCAAGGACAAATGGACAAGCTCACCATTGCCACAGGCAATGCTAGTGAAAAGATTGGCTATTCATTACTTGATGCAATACTAAAAATTAGCGGCAGCAAGAACATCGATGACTTTACGAGCAAGATTGACACGCTAGCAACAGCATTTGCAAATTTAATAACTCAAATTGGTGACTATATTGCAGTCGCTACTGGATCACAGGCAAGGGATGCATTTTCTCCTGAACGTGTAGTTGCTGGTGGAAAGATTGTATTTAAGAACCCTTCTACTGGCATGGGCAATATCCCTATGACTGGTGGTAGCAATATGGATGTTCAGCGTTCCATAATTGCCCAAGAAGCAGCAGCTAAAGAAGCTGCTATTAAACGAGAAAAAGAATTAAAAGCAATCGAAGCGGCTCGATTAGCAAATCAAAAGAAGATGCTTGAAAATGCCAAAAAGGCAGCAGCTGAAGCACAAAAGAAACTTGTTTTAGACAAAGCATCTGCATTCCTTACACAAGCTCAAAAGTTGTTTGACTTGGATCGTATTCAATTAGCAGCTGCTGCCATGAGCAAACAGACTGAAGAAGATAAAGTCCGTATTCGTCTTAAGCAAGAAATCATGGACTTAGAAGATGCAATCAATGCAGGTAACATCGAAGGGGCAATAAAACTAGCGGCTTCTGTTTCAAAGGATGCTGAACTATTAGGGCAACTCCGTGGGGACATGATTAAACTAGGAGATGTTCCAGATCCATTTGCTGAATGGCTTGCAAGTATTAATGCCATCCTTGCTGCTCTAATTGCTATAGCGAACTTTGTTCCTACTGCACTTGCAGGCGCACCCAATAACGCTTATGTTGGCGGCACTAACCTAGGTTCGGATGTTTATCAAAGTACACTTACTGGCGATGCTTTAACCAATAAACTCAATAAAATGGATAAAGAAAATCCTTATGCCCTTTCATCATATTCTGGTAATCAATCTGGGGTATATGTCACAATCAATAACGCTGGATCAGTAATAAGTGGTCAAGATTTAGTAACACAAATTACTCAAGGCATCTATAACAATCAGGCTTCTGGCACACCAATTAACTATTCAACGGTGTACTAATGGCATTACCAGCAACCCCTATTGTTAAAATTAACCTTACTCAAGGTGCATCATTTGGTACTGTCATGGTGCTGGGTACTGGTCAATTAGGTTTTGCTGAACTTGGAACTGTTGTACCTAACATCGTCGATGTATCAGCTTCTGTATTAAGAATTTCAACTCGCAGAGAGCGCAATTTACTTCAGGACAAGTACATCTCAGCTACAGCGGTTGTACGTGTCAATGACCCTACAGGCAATTTCAATCCTCAGAACACGTCAAGTATCTACTACCCCAACATTCAACCGCTCCGTAAGATTCAGATTCAAGCCAATTACTCAGGAACGCTCTATCCAATTTTTTCAGGCTACATCACAGAGTATAAATATACTTACCCAACATCTCAGGAAACAGGATTTGTTGATTTCATTTGCTACGATGCTTTCAGATTATTCTTCAATTCCAACGTAACAACAGTCACAGGCGCTACCGCTGGCCAAGATACTGGAACACGTATTGGCAAGATTCTAGACATGGTGACATGGCCTAATTCTCAACGCTCAATTCAGACTGGCAATACAACATGTCAAGTTGATCCAGGCGGAACTCGCTCAGTTCTCCAAGCTATTCAAACTGCTGAATTTACAGAACAAGGTGCTTTTTACATTGATAAGTCAGGCGTTTCGGTATTTAAGAATCGCCAATATGTAGTCGATGCTCAATCAGCTTCTTCTACCAAGTTTTCAAATGTAACTGGCTCATCGGATATAAACTACTCAGGCATTCAGTTTGCTTTTGACGATAAAACCATTGTGAACTCGGCCACCGTAACTAGAATTGGCGGCACTGCACAGAACTATTCAGATGCAACCTCTATTGCTTCTTACTTTACTCACGCTGTTACTGCACCAGAGATGCTTATGCAGACAGATGCCAATGCCCTAGCCCTAGCAACTGCCTACGTAACCAGTCGCAAGGAGACCACTATCCGCATCGACTCTATTACTTTAGATTTGGTTACTTTGGCTTATGGAGCAGGAATCATTGCAGCTCTTGATCTTGATTACTTTGACACTATGCAAATTACCAATGATGGACAAGGTGGTTCAACCATTGTCAAGACCCTTCAATGCCAAGGAATCGGCCACGATATTACCCCTAACACTTGGCAGACAGTTTTGACCACGCAGGAAGCCTTACTCGATGTTATGTACTAGAATTGACCCTATGAAAGAGGTGTGCTAATGGCAACAGGCTGGCCAATGAAAACGACATACGCCAACGGAGATGTTTTCTCCAGTACCGACGTAAATGACATTACTGGAACTGTAAACCTAGCAGGTGGCGCACAATGGGCTGCCGCTAAAAATAAAATAATTAACGGTGATTTCAGATTTAATCAAAGAGCCTTTACAAGCAACACAACAAGCGGTGCATATAATTTTGATAGATGGTTACAAGGCAATGTTGGTGGAACAGTAACAACAACGCCACAAACATTTACTGCTGGTACTGCTCCAGTTGCAGGTTATGAAGGAGTGAACTTTGTTCAAGTAGCAGTAACAGGTCAATCTGCCGCTGGAGATTTTGCACAATACCTACAAAAATTTGAAGATGTAAGAACTTTTGCAGGACAAACCGTAACGGTTTCGTTTTGGGCAAAAGCATCATCGGGCACGCCAAAACTATCGGTGGAAATGATACAGGGATTTGGTAGTGGTGGTTCAGGCGATGTAAATACATCAGCAAGTGCAGCAACAACACTAAGCACTTCTTGGGCTAGATATTCAACAACTATTGCAATCCCATCAATTAGTGGAAAAACCATTGGCACAGGAAGTTGGTTACAAACAACTTTTTGGTTATCTTCTGGTTCAACCTACGCTTCGCGAGCAAATAGCATTGGTATTCAAACTGCAACTTTTCAAATCTGGGGCGTTCAAGTAGAGTCAGGCTCAACTGCCACAGCCTTCCAAACTGCAACAGGAACTATTTCTGGAGAATTGGCTGCTTGCCAAAGGTATTTTTATAGAACAACATTTAACAAATACCAA